GTCCTCCCTCGTCGGTTACAAGCCGACTTAGACCGAAGTTAGGTCTAACGTGTAGATGGATAACCTTCGATAACCAGCAGAGCCCGGCAAGGAGTTAGATGATTCTTCTCCTCTGGGTTCGCTCATCTGGTTTTGCACCCCACAGTTCTTCCCGCCAGGGAACAACTCGTCAGCGACCACCCCACCCAACTTTCTCCGATAAACGGAGTAGGAAGGGTAAAGGAAGTCGCCAGCGTGTGGGTGTGTATACTTACGTCCCTTCCGGGACCAAGTATCGAATACGTAGCCCGACCACCCCATAGACCTGTGTTTATCTTTAAAAACGCGGTCAAAGGGGTATCCTATCAAGTGACCATCACCATAGCCATCAGGGCCAAAAAGCCTCAACGGTTCTGGAATGACATCCAAGACGAGAAGTGCCAACTCGGAGTAGCCCTTACGGACTAACCCGTTGTGAAGCACAAACAAGTCAAAGTAGTCGGGTCGCTTTTTTAGGAAGATAGGGCGTACATCCATTCCCTGCCAGTAGTCGCAACCACAAGATTCCCGAAAGGGGCCTTCGTGGAAGGACTTCGCAACGTTTACCTTAAAACCTAGGTAATTAAGCACGAACTGCAATCTTTCGTATGCAGCAACCGGAACAACGATATCATCGCCATAGGCGAGAACCTCTGTCACCGGAAGCTTCAATGATTGACACACAGCGCGTGCAAGTGCACCAAACAACAAGGTCTCCAATGGGAATGTAAACCCATTGCCCATGCTCGAGAACTTCTCGAGCTTGAGGAAAGACCCCTTATAGTGCATGTGCGAAGAGCGAAGATGCAGCAGAACCTCAACCCATTCCTCTGGTAACAACCATCGGACAAGGTCGAGTGATACTGTATCAGACGCACTACTTAGATCGATAGTCGCTAGACTACCGTCTATCGAACCTCTTTTCGCCGCCCGTTGGTTTGGGCGTTGGTCAGAGATGTCGAGGCCTACTTTACATAATTTATCGGCCATAATTGCGCCGATACCTAGCTGGAAAAAAGAATTCAGCCAGGGTTCCACAGCAATGCTGCGGAACGTAGAGTAGTTCTTTGGGACGAATGTTAGCTCACTGCAATGAATCAAGACAGTGGCTAACACCGACTCGTCACCGGAAAAGAAATCTCCGAAGACAAAATCGGGCATACTCTCCAATAAATCTTTAACTATTGGAAGAGAGGCTTCGCTACATGCGAACATCTGCCCAAGTTT